CATTTTACCAGTTTCTTTATCTTTAAGAAGCTGAACATCACCATGTGATTTCCTATAACCCGTATTAACATAATATATTGTATTATCTAATTCTGGTTCAGGTGACATATAGTCAGAAACAATGTCGGTGATTAATTTTTTTATTCTCTTCTCCTTGGTTGGGGTTATTTTTTCAAAAAACTCTTCATCATCTTCAGCAAATAGCATTAACTCGTGATAATTATACCCCTTAATTTTGGTGGTGTTCCAATCATTATTATTAACGTCTTTATCTTGTTTAATTATTTTTTTGATTAAATCTTCACCTCTTTCTTTAAAAATCTCCTTTGCGGTTTTTAATCGATCATCAATAATCAACTCCATATGTGCTTGCATTGCTTTGGGTTTACCGTTTTTATCGGTACCCCTGTTAAGGTATCCCTTAATATTGGTTTTTATTTTACTCTTGCTTGCAATTTTTTTCAATGGAATTCTATGATAGAAAATGTCTTCGGCATAATTATAATAATAATCAATAAATTCTTTTCCCTTACCCCTTAATATTAATTCAAGCCCATTATCAATAAAATCTTCAATATATTCGGGCATTGTTTTGGATTTAATTGTGTTTCCAGTTAATTTAACCTTAAGTATTGTTTCGCCTGTTTTTTTATCTTTTTTGGGTGTTAACATCGCATAGTTGATTCGATAAAGATTTAAAACGCTTACAGCCGTCCCATCATTACTAACACCCATATATGGGGGAATCATTTCTTCTTCATTAAACTTATCAATTAAGGCATTAATACCTGTTTTGTTATTATATTTCCACATTTCTTCGGGTGTTCCTTCCCAATCTACCTTCTCAACTGAAACATTATCAACCTTAATGTTTGTTTTTTTGGGTATTTGAAAATTAACACCATCAGTTACCGCCAAAAGAGGTATGCAACCAAACCCATTAAACCAATGAGCAGCGTGTCTTAATTGTAATCTCCCCAAACAAGTAATTCTAGATGCTGATCTATTATCTGACCATTTAAATGACATGTCAGAACCTAGTGCCCCAAAAAGTGAGTTATTAAGTATCTTAATGGGTAATTGTTTAACTTTTGACATGTTAATGTCTTTATCCACAAGATTTTCAGCATTATATTTTTCATATATTTCTGAATCAATATTTTTTAATAAATCTAATTCATCTTTATTTAGAGAAATTTCATTACCTATTTTTTTATAAATGTCACGGGTTGTTGTTGAATACGTTAAAATCATCTTCATTGCCCCCATGATGTCAAACATTGGAAACACATCATAGGTTAACTGAATGAAAGGATAGAGAGAATTAAAGTCAATCTTGATAATATCTTCCGCCAATCCCGTTTTAAAACACCTGGACAAACCACCTGGAAAATCTTCTTTTACATCTGAATCAGGAATAGCCAGGTTATTTTCGTAGGACCATGTAGTTAAAAGAAGTTCCCACATAGCAGCAGTACCCATTGTGGTTATTCTGTCGTATGTTGTTGGTATCATTTTAGCCAAAAGAAAGGATGATTGATTATAAAGTTCATCCACTTGCGCTGTTTCCCAAAGGTCGTCCTTCAAATATTCCCTTAATAAGGCTCTACCTGTAATAAACTTTGATCTTTGTTTGTCTGTATTATTTTCTTTATACCACCGAACAAAATCTTTTCCTTGGTCGTCATTTCTTAGTTGCTTTTCTCTTAATTCAACCGCTTGTTGTTCTGTTATTTTGTTTTTGTTTTTATTCCATTGAATTTTATGAAGCTTTTTTGCTAATTCTTGATATTTATCAGGTATTTCAATATAATCATTAAATTCATCAGCAACATATGTTTTATTCTCATAATACATTTTACCGATACCACCATCATCACCCTTAATATATGTCCTGTTGGGTTTTGCAATACCTTCAAATTTACAAATATATTTTAATTTTGTATTTGTTATATCGCTATTTATCGCAGCCGTTTTTTTCGCTGCATGTTGAATATCAATAACAGAAATACCCCACATTTTTGTTGCGGTGTATTTTTCAGACGTATTCCCGTATTTAAGGTTTCCGAATGTTCTTTTTATTGGTAATTTTTCATTTAACGTGGTTACTTCTTTTTCAATATCAAGTTCAAGTTTTTTGGCTCTTCCTAAAATAAAATTAAAGTCAAAATCCTCTGAATTATAACCACCAACAATAGCTGGCTTTAAATCAATCACCGTTTTAAAGAAATCTTTAATGAGTTTCCTTTCGGATTCATCATCATCGGTTTGATCCACCTCTAAAATCTTCTCAAACCCCCTATTATCTCTAACACCGATAGCAAACATTCTGGTTGTTTCATACCTTAAACCCGTTGTCTCAATATCAAAAATAACCTTATGGAGTTTATTATATTCATCATAGCCCCTATAAAGTCTAATCCCAGTTGAAATAAAAAATTGTTCCGCAGGTTTAAGAATAAAAAACAAATCCTTGTTGGGCATATATGGCATATCACCCCTCATTATGGTGTTACCATCTTCATCTTTTTCCTTTAAATAAGGATCAATCCCACCATCTTTAAAAAAACCAATAATACTGTTTAATGATTGGGTTGAAGTTACTTTATAACAAAAACCATCCACCAATCTTTTCTGATTATCAGTACGAAGTTTTTTTATACTCACCCCGTATTGATGTAATTTATTTTTTAATATGTGTTTTTTTTCGCCCCCATATAAAACCCTACCATGTTTTTTTAAATCCTTCATATATATGAAGGGTTTATAATATATCTGCTCCCTTGTTTTATCACCATTCTTATTGTGAATAAAACACTCCGCATAGTTATTATAACTATTAGCCTCAACATTAACTAAATATTTAACTTCTTGATTATGACCGTCAAGAAATTTTTTAATTTTGTTAATTGTTTCAATTTTATTACTCATCTATCGTAATTTATTAATTATTAACTCTTTTTCATCCTCATTAAAACTATAATAGGTACCATGTTCCTTATAATGGTTTTTATTTAAAACGGTGTTTGTTGATTTTGGAAAAACACCTGAAAACCATAAAGCAGTTATGAGGTTATGGGGTATTATTCTAATAAAATCGGCACCATCCACAAACTCCACATCAAAATCAAGATAATGAATGTCCGATTGATTAACATAGTCATAATTTACTAAAATATGTTCAATTGTTTCCCTTAGTTCATCGGTAGAGTTAAAACTATAATCATTTAACAACAATTGATCTAATAATTCTTTAATTGGGTTATCGTTATTTTCATTCATATTTATTTGTTATATAGTTAAACACGTTTTCTAATATGTTGGTTTTTATCTCATCTACATGTTTCTCATTATCAATAACTGTTTTTAATTCTCTTTTTTTATCGTTAAGCAGGTCCAAAGTTAATAAATCAATCGTTTCATCAAAAACTGGTATGTAAATATTAACCGCATTTTTTTGACCAATCCTATGTAACCTATCACTTATCTGATCATAAACACCTGGAACAAAGGGAAGGGTTAATAAAAACATTTTACTTGATGCAGTTAATGTGAGACCCTCTTTTGTTACATCCAAACCACCTAAAAATACTTTAATATTGGATGTGGGATCTTGAAATTTTTTAATTGCTTCATTTCTTTCTTCAATTGTTTGATCACCTGTATGAATTACTGAAATATCACCTAGTTTTTCTTTTAAATCATAAAGGGGTTTCTTAAAAAAATCAATAATGACAACCTTCTCCCCGGTTGCAACAATATCTCCAACAACTTCAATAATTTTTTCCGATTTTTTTCTTGAAAGAAATTTTCTAACACCCATTAAAATTGATAAATGGTGTGGTTTTATATCCGGAACTATTTTACTTGTTGTTTCTTCCTCAATATTTTCATATTCCTTAACTTCACTCTTATCTAACTCCAAAATAAGTTTTTGATATGTTTTATCTGGTAAATCCTTTAAAACGTCTTTTTTTCTTTTTCTGTGGGTATAGGGTGATATTTTTTGAAATAATTCTTCAAATTTTTGATTTTCAGTATCAATTATATATCCCCAACCAGTAAAAGAATCAAACGTCATACCGCAATAATGCTCGTAAAAATCAGTTTTTCTTGGGAACTCAATTGGTGAAATTTGATTTAACACATTATATAATTCATACGCCCTGTTGGGTGCGGGTGTTCCCGATAAAAAAACCTTATTTGGTGTTCCATTAAATATTTTATCCGAAAAAATTCGTTTAAAGTTTCTATATGTATTTGATTTGGAGTTTTTTATGCGTTGGCATTCATCTGAGATTAGTGCGTCTATTTTTTTTATTCCCAACTTCTCCCACTTATGATCCGCAACACTCTTATTTTTAGAATTAAAAAATTCATAATTAAGTATTATATATTTAGATTCTTCAATTGTATATTTGTTTTTTCCCCAATTAACAATATGTGCCTTACTGTTTGTAAATTTTTCAACCTCATTAAAAAAATTAAACTTTAAAGAATTTGGGGTTAGTACCACCACCTTATCAAAATCGTTCATCTCAGTAAAAACAATAGATGAAAGGGTTTTCCCTAAACCCATTTCATGGGTTATTAAGACATTTCTTACCTTATTAATGTAATGTGCTGCAACAATCTGATGAGGATATAACTCTATTCCTGGTTTTAAATGTTTCTTTAATGATTCACCATGGGTTTTTAGGTTATTTTCCAAATACTCTTTATATTCTACCCATTCTTTTTTATTTTTTTCAAGCTGATCTTTCTTTCTTTTTGATTCTAAGTGCTTCTGTTTTTCCTTTTCAACCAACCCAATAAAAATTTCTCTATCTTTATCGGTTGGAAATTTAAAGAAAATATCATCATCGTTTTTATATGTCAATATTAACTTAAAAAGTGTTTTGGTTGTAACCTCCCAAACCTTTGCTTGGGGGTTCCATTTTCTACTTTCCCTATCGAAGGACTTTAACACACCAATAAGTTTAGGATTATAGCCAAAACTAAGAGAATATTTATTTTTTCTCCCAATTCTTTCACACCTAACATCAAACACAGATGACGACATAAAAATTTTTTGTTTGAACAACAAAAATAAGTAAAATTTCCCTAACTAAAAAATTAAAAAATAACGGTTGTTTTGGTTATTGAACCCCCAACATAAATATTAATTTCCCCGTATGTTGGAAGAGTCAAATTGTTTTTATATTCTGGGTGTATAAAATCAAGTCTAAATTCCCCCAAAAATTTACCCAATTCGCTTGTTTCGTGTTCCTTAAAACCATATTTTAAAACATATTTTCCTTCCGCAGAAATTTTATAAGGATCGGTGTTAATTATAAATTCTGCTGGGTTATTGGCTATCATAAACAAACCATTTGATTTTACCATTGAAAAGGTTCCCACGGCATAATTCAAATATTCCTTATCGATTGAATATTTATCAAATATTTGTGGGTCTACCGAATAGGTTAACTCAGGAAATGTACTACCTTGTTTAATAAAAAAATCCCTCATTATATTGTACCCCTTTCCAATAATAATCTTAATAATCCAAATAAAATAGTGAAAAATATTCCCGCAATGGTAATACCTTGTATCATTAAACGTTTAAGGGTTCTAACTGAAATCGATTTTTCTTGAAGATCTTCAATTATTTTTCTTTGGGGGCAAGTATTGAGTCTTCCCACGTTATCTTTTTCAATGTCAACTACCCTTTTTTCAACTTCATTTAAACGACCATTAGTTCTGGTTGTTTGTTTTTCAATTGAATCAAGTTTAAAGTTAATCACCTCGTAATGATTCGAAGATTTCCTTTCATAATTCTTGAGTACATCATCAAGTAAATCTTTTAACTCAATACGGGTAAAATTAAAATTTTCAGACATGGAT